GCCGCCTTCAGGGATTACCTCGGGGAAAAGATTGACCATCCGAGCGTCGGCCGCGTTCACCGAACGCGTTACATACGAGCCACCAAGGATCGGCGTTTTCAATTAATAATTACCGGCAAAAATGTTAAAGCGTTGCCGAGTAGCCACAATGCTGTAAGGCAAAGACATAATATCGTCAGGATTGTTAATTCGTTTGATATTACGTTTGGATGCCATAGCAATCCGTTGCACTTGGGGCGGCGGTTCTACGCCAAATTCAGCCGCTATTTCACAAGCTAAATTAAAGCGAAAAGCTCTCAAATAGCCCGGCGGAAGCACAAAATTGGTGGCTAAAGTAGCCGGTTCAACCAGTTCCGTAACGCTAATAAAGTGCCATTCAAGCACTTTGGTAGGCACTGGATAAACATACATATTAATGTTGGGCATATCCATGTTAATCCAAATAACCTGTGGATATGTCGAAGTAACCGTTTTAACCGCAATACCATCGTATTGTTGTTGGTTAATAATCTTAATGCCAAAGCTAATGTTATTGCCTGGATCACGGAAATAAGTTGAATCATCCAATAAAACAGGTCGATTACCCACAAAATCGCCAGTTGGACCTAAAGTGCGATTTTTAATATTAGGGGGCCAACTAAACACCTGATCTTGGGTGGAAAATACCGATAAACGCTCAGAAGACCAACTGTCGATCATCTGGTTTAACGCCGTAAGCGAATCTTGCGCCGTAGCCGCGGAAGGTGTTTCACCTTCAGCTAATTGGCCTATAAGCCGCAAGGCACCATTAATCTGATCGCCAGCCGTTGTCATGCAGGTATCTCCTTGCGAGTACGCCCACGGGGTTTAGCTAAAACATTGACCACTATATTATCTAATTCTGGAGAGTTTACATCAAAACGCTCCCAACCGTGCTTTTCATCGTATATTGCTTCGGCTTCCGCAATTGCGACCTTAGTACCGTGATCGGGGTGCCGCAAATAGATAACCATAATATTCCTTAAAAACCACCCCGCGGCTGTTACACCGCGAGGTGTTATTGCTTAAGCTACCCGGTAAACTGAGTAAGCCGCGGTGCCCGTTTTGCGGAACAAGAACTGAGCCGCGCCACCAACACCAGCCGCACTGCCGGTAATAGCAACCAACAGGTTACCAACCGAAGTGATACCAGTGCCAACAACAAACGTCAAAATTCCAGAACTAGTACCCAGGTTAACGACGTTCAACAGAAAACAACTGTTAGTTTTCATGTTGGTCATAACAGCGTCGATTGCTGCCGCGGTAGGCATCGTGTAGGACGCTGCCGTAGCGGTTGGATCGCACACCAAAAGCCCTGAAGTAAGTTGAGCAACAGTCAACGTTGCGGTTGCAGTTGCCGTTGCGGGCGCTGATTGAGTTTCCATTACTTGTTCATTTAAGTTGCCATCAGTGTACTGATAGCCGCCACCGACTGAAGGAAGTGCCATAATTATTACTCCTAAAATGTTGAATTGCCCCCGCGTTAAGCGGAGGCGGTTTGATTAACCCCAGATACGACAAGCCATTGGTGCGCGAATGACTGAATAACCATACAGCACATCGACACGACAAGGCATACGATCGTTATTAATATCGTATTGGCGCACGATACGCATAGAGATACCGTTATGCACTTGACGAGAAGCCATATCCACGCCTTGGGGTAGCAACAAATCGGCGGTAGCCAATGTAATTGCATTTTTGTGATAAACCAAGTTTTGCGGGTATGTGGTAGATGCAGTACCCAAGAACGTCAATACAGCCGACGCAGCGGGGAACGCATCAACCGTAGCCAACGCATTGCCAGCGGTGTACATAGGAGGGGAGAACGCAATAGTAGCCGAGGTGCTGGTCAAGGTCTGGTCAGCGGTTACGACAAACTGTTGCAGGCTACCAGTGCTAAGACGGGTTTGCGGGTTAACCGCATACACGCCAGCAATGGTGAAAATGTCACCTTGTTTGATGGTTTTGGTTGCGCTGGAATAAGTAATATCCAGTGTCGTAGCACCTTGAGCTGAAGGCACGGTAGACGCGCAAATGGGCGAACCGGGCAAACTTCCTGTGGTGTGGCTAACAATTGATTGTGACATATTGATTTCGTCATAGCCAAGAACACCCTCACCCATCATACCGGTCTTAAACTGACGAGAAATTGTGCCTGTCGGGTTAAAGAAACCAGTCATGCCGTTTACCAAAGCTGCGTTAGCAGCAGGGTTTACGGTCCCGTAACGTGGGGACATTGGGGTAGCATATTCGCTCAATTTTTGTTGCGCTTGCAACAGAACGAGTGACGTAGCAGGTGTGGTGCCAGGAGTGCCAACCGAAGAATAGATTGACTTGTACGCGTTAGCGACGTCAGCATCAACACTTGCCGCCAATTGGCTAATACGAGGCTTTAACACACGTTCAGCAAAATCATCCAACTGCATGGTCAATTCGGCAGACGTGAAGTTAATGCCAATATGCTTCTGGCTAGAAACCGTCAACGTGGTGTATTGTTCGTTGTCATCCTGAACTTGCAGGGCGGCACCGTCAGTCACCAAAGCGCGATCGGGTAAACGAATACGCAAGGTTGAGCCAATTTTGGCGCCTTCAACAGCAAAGCTGTCATCATATTCTTTGTTAACATTGCGGGAAATTACAAGATTGTTCTCGAGAATTTCGAGAGACTTTCTTGTTATCATATCAATAGTAAGTAGGCTGTTAGCCATGAAAAACTCCTAAAAGTAGTTAGCGGTTTCTTGCTTCCTGCTTTTTCACTTGTCTCTGTCTTTCAGCTTCAATCCACTGGCTTGTGGTCATGGTTTTAATTGACCTTGGGTCTGTAGTATCGAAACCGCCGGAGTGACCTCCGCGAGCAGTAACGGGTGAAATCGGCGCAGGTGCATTAGATGTACGTTTTGTAACAGGTTCAGCAGCCACTTTGGCTTCCAAACGTCCTATTTCCTTCGCTTGCAAAAAAGGTGCTAATTTAGAAATACGAGCAGCTTCTTTTGGATTTGCGCCCAGATAATATGCGACATCTGGTCCTACGTCCGATGCTTGAATTGATTGTGCCATTACGTCCGTAATTGGAAGTTTGGGGTTATACGCGACTTGTTCAAAGTCATCGTATTTACTCCGCGCGTCTTCTTCACGATCGTGATAAGCAGAAACAAATTCTTGCTGTTGTCTCTGTAGCGCCTGTTGCTCTATCAGTTGTTGCGCTTTTTGCGTTGCCAAAGCATCGACATACGCATCGGTCGTAGCAAACTGATCTGGCGTTACTGGTGTGGCTGCTCTCGCAGGTTCCACCGTTCGCTGTTCACGTTCCCACTTTCGCTGTTCTCTTGCAAGCCTCTTACCGATGGCCGCGTCCAAATCCTCTTGGGTAAATACCTTCGGAGGTTCCTTTTGCTCACCTTCGGATACTTCTGCTGCTTCCGGCGCATTTACTACGGGTTCAGGTGCTGCCGTAGCAACCTGTTCCGGCGCGGGTGCTTCCGCTATTACTTCTTCAGACATGGCTTGATTCCTTAGAATCCCTGGCGTACCGCGCCAGTGCGGTTACTCATAAATAAATGTCAATTCCATTGTGCCAGTAGTTAACACATACAGGCCGCGGCTAAATCCAATCCCACTATCCGCGCCGCTTAACGGGTAATTTTCACTTGCTTGGGGGGTTAATAGGCTGATAATGGTGCCATCTGCGGCGGTTTGCGTCGCAGAATCATAAACTGTTACACGAGGGGTAGTCGAGGCAGAACTGCAAAATATGCCTTTTAATTTGCCAAAACCCGTTTTAATGGTGGTTTTGTTCGGCACACTGGCAGTTACGCTTAACTGATAATAATAGGCCATATTCGTTCCTATTCGTAAATGAACGTAACACCGACGGTGCCACCGATCACTACATATAAACCTTTACTAAACCAAATACCGCCGTCATCTCCCGTCAGGGGATACATTGTGTGCGGGCCGGGCACAAACTCAGCAATTATTGTGGTTGCGTTAGTGCCCGCCGTTGCTGAATCATAAACCGCAATGGTCGGCGTAGCTGACGCGGTGCTACACATAATGCCTTTGAGCTTGCCAGCACCAACTTTAATTTGCGTGGTTGCGCTAATGTTTAGGTAATTTGAGGCCATGATTTGTCCTATGCCAAAAAGCGCAGTTTGTAGAGCGTTCGCAAATAAATTTCAATAATATTGTCGATTAATTGCTGTAATGACATATCCGTTTTATCGACTACATCATACCGGCAACTTTCAATTTCTTGCAACGAATCCTGTAAAAACTCGATAATATTAGTG